CCACAATCAATAGTATTTAACCATTTAGTGTATTCAGTATCCATATTTTCTTGTCCTTTCTATGAATTTTCTGTTTTACAAACCTGACAAAACAGAAAATACTTAAATAGAAAGGACTTAGAAAATAAGAGACTAGAATACCTATGGTTAATACTAGAATGGCATATTCATGCAAGTATGACAGACCAAGACGCACTCGAAAGCCTCGGCGACAAAGGTCTGTAACATTAAGTTATCCTCACTGTACTGTTAGCACAATACAGTATCGGCAAGTAACTTAATGAACAGCTGGAATGTAACACATTGGACAGTTAACATTGAAGTATATATATAGTATCCATATCATTGCATAGTCATATCAATACACTACATATGGTATTAAATCAATACGGGATACTATATATAGTAGGTCACTTTACCGTAAGGTAAAGACACTCAGTACAGTACATAAAAGAATTGACGTTCCGTCAATACTGTTTATTACTGAGTGTTGTTTGACCACCCAATGTTAACCTTGATGTTCTATATATAGTATGTAAGGCTAGAAATATATGCTGGTAATTCTGTAATACAGTAGGTGGCTACAGTCTTTTTAGGCACTAGCGGGCATTAGTAATTGTGTGCCTAATCAAACGCTTTCTAATGTCCTTGGGTACTGCCTTTGTCTTTCTAGTGTACTGTCTTGCCAGTCAGCAGCTTTCTACATCCCGATTGCACCTTCACCTGTAACAAATTACTTGTGTTTGATGTTTGTATTTGAGAGTATAGTACCATATAATTAGCACTACGCAAACATCTACAGAAAGTTAGTTAAATGGGTCAAAATGTTGTATGTATAGCTCAAGGCTGTAGGAAGCGATTAAGTGGGAAACAGAGAAAATTTTGTTCACCTACCTGTCAAAAGAGACAGTTCGCAGCCGACAAGCGACATAATGACAAGGTTGAGAAACCAATTAACCGTGAACTAAAATCTGATGATGGCGACTACGCTAGTGTTAGACGAGGTACGTATTACCGAGCTTTCGTAAGTGAAGGATACGCCGAGTTACTAGCTAATGGAGACATTAGTGTAGCTGAGGTATCTTTACTCCTTGAGACTAGCTCGGCTACCGTCTCTGGAATGGCAGCTGCCTACAAAATTGACACCAGGAACTCCATCGCTGCTGACGGATGGGAAATATCAGAGGATGCACAAAAGAGTTTAGAGAATTTTTCTAGCTTCCGCGAAAAATATTTTCGTACGGAACTAGGTAAAAAGTATGAAACAGCCCCCTTCCATACTAATTGGATAAATAACATTATAGATTCTATTAATAACGGTAAAGAATTATTAATATTAAGCCCCCCAAGACATGGAAAGACAGAACTATTAATACATTTTGCTGTGTATCAGATATGCAAAAATCCAAACTTACGTATCATGTGGGTAGGTGGAAACGAAGATATAGCTAAAAATGCTCTTAGCGCAGTCCTAGACGTGCTTGACACGAACGAAGAACTCAGAGAGGCATACTGTCCCCCAGGTACATCTTTTAAACCAGATAACCGTTCTGGTAAGAACTGGTCACAGAATCAATTTACTGTAGGTACAAGAACTGTAGCTGGTATTAAATCACCAACTATGGTTGCTGTAGGTAAAGGTGGAAAAATTCTATCACGTGACTGTGACATAATTATTGCTGATGACATTGAAGACCACCAAACTACTATGCAACCTGGTGCAAGAGAAAGTACTAGACAATGGTGGACAACAACATTATCTTCACGTAAAGAGGAACACACAGCTGTTGTAGTAATTGGTTCAAGACAACACCCTGATGATTTATATAACCATCTTTTAGAATCAGATAACTTTACATCAATAGTTGAATCTGCACACAAACTAGAATGTGAACTACCAGAACATACTGATGAAATACATACAGATTGTATGTTATGGCCTACTAAACGTTCACACAAATGGTTAATGTCTAGGTTACATTCTGCTGAATCTACTGGTGGTAGGCAGATATTTGAAATGGTGTACTATAACCAAACATACATAGAAGGTACACAAATCTTTACTATGAACATGGTTGACCAATGTATGCGACCAGATTTAGTTATGGGACAACATTATAGAAATTTACATTTAGTAGCTGGACTTGACCCTGCATCATCAGGATTCCAAGCATCAGTACTTTGGGGTATAGATGCATATAGAGGCGAATTGTTTTTAGTAGATTTAGAAAATAGACAAGGGGGCGGAGTAAGGGCTGCACTAGACCAAATGTCAGATTGGTTACACAGGTATGATTGTCGTCAATGGATAGTAGAAGAAAACGGTTTTCAAACTGCTATACGTCAAGATGATAAAATAAAAGAATTTACACTACGTAGTGGTATTCAGTTACAAGGACATCTAACAGGTAAAAACAAACATGACCCACTATATGGTGTAGGTGCAATGGCTGATTTGTTTGAAAATAGAAAAATACATTTACCTACAGGAGATTCAGAAAGTAGTGCTAAAATACAAAAATACAGACAACAGTTGTTATACTTTGATGGTAAACCTGTTTCAAAGCGAAACAAGGAAAAAACTGATATAGTTATGGCTAGTTGGTTTCCGATGAAAGTATTTAGACGTATGCAAAAAGAACGTCTAGCTGACGTTGGAACAGATTACGAACCAAGTTATGGAGATTTTAAATTAACTAATATGAATGATGCACCATGGGGATAGAAAACTTAGACCTTAAAACATACAATGAAATTATTGAAAGCGCCTCTGAGTTAGTCGGTGGACAAGCAGTTCAAGAACGACAAGTAAGTAAAGCTCGTATTAAAGCTATTTTAAATGGTGGTAGTGAAGGCATGAAGTCTTTATTAGGTGACTCAATGAATGCAGAAGATGCTGATTTGTTACCTGCACCAAACTTATTACAATCTGGTATTGATAGATTAGCACAAAAAATATCTGGTGTACCACAAGTACGTGTAGATATTCTTAATGGTAATGAATCAGAGAGAGCTAAATTTCAAGCAGAAAAACTAGAACGAATAGTAACGTCTTATGATTCAACACAAAATCTAACTTCACAGTTAGCACAAGCATCTAGATGGTTACCTGGTTATGGTTATTGTGCTTGGGTAATATCAACTAAAGTAGATGCAAATGGATATGTTTATCCTAGTGCAGAACTACGTGACCCTTATGATACGTTTCCAGGTAACTTTGGTCCTGACCAACAACCTAGAGAACTAGCAGTCCTTAGACGAGTGCCTAGATATAAACTTGCACAAATTTATCCAGAGTTTAAAGATGAAATTATGAGAAAAGATGATGATGAAACAGGAGAAGATTTTACACCTGTTCCTACAGAATTTATGAGTTATGATACAAACACTTCACAAGATTGGGAAGATAACACACGAGCTGGATTAAGAATAATAGAATATTATGACCAAGGTGGTACATACATAGTATTTCCTGAACGTAAATTAATTTTAGATTTTATACCAAACGTTCTTTCTACTCCTCCGTTTGTGTTTATGAAACGTATTTCTTTTGACCAACTTAAAGGACAGTATGACCATGTCATAGGTCTTATGGGTATGATGGCAAAAATAAACATTATGTCTGCTATTGCTATGGAAGATGCAGTATTTACAGAAACAAACATTTCTGGTGAACTAGAATCTGGACAATATAGAAAAGGTAGATTTGCCGTTAACTATTTGTCACCAGGTACACAGGTTAGCAAACCACAAAACAACATGCCATATCAATTGTTCCAACAAGTGGACAGATTAGAAAGACAATTGAGGCTTGTTGGTGGTTATCCTGTTACTGATGATGCACAGTCACCTAATTCGTTTGTAACAGGAGCTGGTTTACAAGAACTTAATGGCGCTATGTCATTAATTATAAACGAGTATAGAGAAATTATTAAAAGCGCAATTGTTGAGATGGATGCTAAAAGATTAGAAATGGATGTTGTTCTAGCATACACTACAGGTATAACAAAAAAACCTATGGTAGGTTATATTAACGGTTCTGCTTTTTCTGAAAATTATCAACCATTAAAAGACATAGGTGGAGATTTAAGAACTAGACGTATTTATGGAGTAATGGCAGGATTTGATGAGCCACAAAAAATAGTAACTGGATTGCAATTACTACAAGCAGGTGTTATAGATACTGAAACATTACAAGATAACATAGATGGTTTAGAAAATATACAAAAAGTACAAGAGCGTATTAGAAAAAATAAAGCAGAAGGTGTTTTGTTTGATTCAATACTAGCTAGGTCAGCACAAGGCGACCCATCTGCAACAATGGCAGCTATAGCAATCTATGAGCAACCGAATGCTATAACTGATATTATGAAACAGTTTTACACTCCTGAAGAACCTGGTATGACACCAGAACAGGAAGCAATGATTCAACAACAAATGTTGGGTGGACAGGGCTTGCCACCACAAGCCCCACCATCCATTGCAGAAGCACTTGGTGGGTAATGGAAGAATACGTAGAAAACGAATTTTGGGATATGGTATATAACGAATATGGTGTACAAGATGAATTTGATGTACTTTCTGAAGATGTACAAAACATAATATATCCAGCAGAAGGTATTATTATTTTTATAACAAAGGATTTTTATGGCAAAAAGTAGACGTGGAGGATATAGACAACCTACTGCTAATACTTCTAATGCTGTTTCTGGTCCTGGTGCATTAAGTCAAAGAACAGACGGCAATGCTTCTGCACCTGCAGCTGCATCTGGTGGAAATTATGGTCAAAGAAAAGCTATAGAAGGACAAGTATCTGCTGGTGGTGGATTACCAAAAACTAAAAAAATACCTTCTTTTGATATAGCAGCACCTACTAATTTTCCTCAACAACCACCAACATCAGGTGGAGCAATTGGTCCAGGAAATCCTCCTAAAGAAAATCTTTATAATGATGTAGATGTGCTTTTGTATGCAGCTGCTGAATTAACAAAAAATCCAATATTTTATGAAATGATAAATACTAGAGCTGCACAAAGGTAGTTATGGTATTAAGTTATTTTGACTTAGAAAATGTTGGAAACAACACAAATGCTTTAAATAATAAATTAAAATCGGCAAAAGATTATATAAAAAGCAATCCAGGTTTTACTGAAAGATTAGAAGAATACACAAGTAAGTATGCAATACTTCCTGCTGAAGTATTAATACCTATGGCACAGTTAGAAGTACCTCCATCATCTCAAGCTATGCAAGATTTATGTGACGAGTATTCGTTACAATATTGTGTTCAAGCAGCTAATGATTGGGAAATAGTTAAAAATAGATTTCAAACAAATAAATACAATGACGACATGACAATGAATGCTTTTGATATTGCTGGAGGATTAGCCTCTACTGCATTTTTTTATGGTAATAAATTAGTTCCTGATTCTTTAGAAAAAATAATATATTCAGAAGATGGTATTAGAGAGTTTCCTGTTATTGGCAAAGTTGATTTTCAACCTAATATAAGCAAATTTGGAGATACTCAAACAAGTTTATGGGCTGTAGCAGCAGCAGATTGGTTTGATGAAAATGCTGTTATATGGAGTCCTTTTCCACAGAATGAAACACCTGAAGAAGGTAGAACAGTATCTTGGAAAGACCCAATGGGTTTTTATAAACCAAGAGGACGTGTGTGGGCTTACGTACAACAAATGAATGCTTATGATAGATATTTAGAATCTGGTTATACAAAAGAGTATGCACAATCAAATATTCCAATTAATTTAAGTTTAACACAAGAAAAAGTAGGAGAAAAACTAGGATTTATAGGAGAAACTAAACAATTGTTACGTTGGATTGGGGAAGCTAAAAACTTAGCTGGAGAAGCGTATGCTAAAGAAGCTTTAACTAGAGTAGTACAAAACTTACCAGTTAACTACAACAGAGATAATGTTTTGTCATTTGAAAGTTTAATTGCTGAGGATATGCCTGAATATAATTCTTTGGTAAATGTTTTTGGTTATACACCTAAACAAGCTGAAGAAATAATTTATGCAAATATTGGAGAACCAATTAAAAAACCTGATGAAGGTTCAGAAATTAATTGGACATCAATACAAAAACCTAACATGATTAATGCATTTGCTGGAACTAGATTTGTATATAGTCCTGATTTAGCTCAAGACTATGAAGAAATACAAGCACGTAATGAAAATGCTGGAATAAGAATACCTTATTCAATTGGTAGATATGAAGCATCTAAGTTTGAACCAGTAGGTTCTAAAGCTTACAATGTTGTTTCTGGTGCTATTGATGCAGAAAATAGAATAATATCTAGTTTAGGTCTAGGTGCAATTACTAAGACAATTAAAAAAGGTTCTATTCTTGCTGGTCAAGTAGATAGATTACCTGACATGCTTAAAAATAAAAAATTGTTTACTCATGATAAAGCAAAAGAAATACTAGAACCTATTGAAAAATATGTTAATCCTTTTACAGGTCAAAGCAAAGTTGGTCCAAATATTAATGCTGAAGTATTTGATTATACTACAGACGCTCCTTTTAGATACAGAGCATTACAAAGTGATATCTATAAAGGTTATATTAAACCTGCTATGAAAGCATCTGGTAAAGCTAGAAAACAATATGGATTACTTTTAGGTAAAACACCTAAATTTTTATCAAATACAGTTAATGATTTAATGCAAAAAACATTTGTTAGAAAATCAATACAAGGTATGACTGAAGAATCAAATGTTGCTAAACTTGCAAAAAATCCGTGGTTAGTTGATGCACCAGAAGAAGTTTTAATAGAAGTTGCTAAAAGTAAAACTTTTGCTAAAACAGAAAATATTATACGTAGAGCATTAAGTGAAGGTTATGTAGCAGAAAAAACAGCAACACCGTTTATATTAAATAGTATTCCTAAAGGTAGTTCTGCTTTAACTAATGCTGCATTAAAAGGTTTAACAGGTACAGACCCAGGACTTAGGTCTATAGGTTCAATAGCTGGTGGGTTAGGAAATAAAGTTATTAGAAGCGTAGATAATATTGGTAAGTTTACATCTAAAGGAGTTAAGTTATTAAAAGGTGATAATGCCTTTAATAGAGTTGTAGACGGTACAGTAGCTTTAAATAAAAAAGCTTTAACTGATTGGGAAGAATTAGGTGTTTTAGATTATTCAAGTAATTTAGGTTTTAGTTCAGCATTTACACAAGGCATGAGTCCATACTGGACAAAAAAATTTAGTACATTACCTGGTAGTAATTTAAGTTATAAAAATAGAAATCAAGCATTTATTGATATAGTTCGTCATGTAGAAAATGTAGGTTACACAAACAGAATGGCAGATAAAGTTTTAAATGATTTTATAACAAATGTTAGAAAAACTAAATCTGGTGGAAGCGTT